TGAGGGGCGTTCCGTTATTCTAACGGACCAAATATTCCATCTATAGTTTAATGCCAAGGGTGGAAACAAATCACGGGCAACAAACTGGGTACCATGTCAACTTTTAACATGGGAGACACGGTAGCCAGTGCAATCACTTCGTACGCATTCTGACCTGAGCGGCCAAAGCACGTTTGGAAGGTTGCTGAGGGTTCACTGTGGCGTTGACAACAGCTTTATTCTTATTTCGCTTCTTAGGAGTGTTAGCAGGCAGAGGAGCTAATTGGTTAGCTTTAGCGCCAGCAGCAAAGGCACCGGCCTGAGCCAGCGGAATTGCTAAGGGCCCAAGGACAGGTGTTAGTGCAGCACCTACAGCAGGTAAAGCGGACTCAAGTACACGCAAAACTTGAGCAAAGAATTCACCAGCAGGATTCATATCAACATGACAACCTGGGGCGACCATTCTGATGACAGTAGAATACAGATGTAAGGCTAGTGGATCATAAGGGCAACTCGGGGTAGCTAATGGTACAATGTTAGGGCTCAACTTGGCAGTTGGAGCTTGCTCAAAGTAGAAGATTGAATGAAGTTGGAGGGTAGACTGTGGGGACAAACCTGTAAAGTAAGCACCAGAGTATGAACCGTTACTGAAAATAACTCTGTTTGGAGACTGTAGAGAGTTAACAGTAGCACCACTTGTTGCAAGAAAAGGATTATTACTAGCAACGCCAGTATCTGCACCATTTGATACAACAAAAGGATTTCCTCCACCGGCAGACAATGCATTTGAAATGTCTTCGAATCGAATAGGCACATAAGCACCACATTCTGCAGCAGTCAACACAGAACCAGTGTAAAGCATGGCCTCATTACTAGAGTTAGGTGGCCTAGCAAATACACGGGCGGTTACACCCTCATAATTAGGTGATACCAAGGTTGAAGGTACAAAAGAGACATTTGAAATATTGTCAGGTTGGGTGGAAGCAGGAGAGGTATAATAAATGACAGATCCACCCCTATAAAGTTGGGGGGTAGTATTAACAACCTCAAAACCACCAGCTATAATTCTACCAGGATCAGCAGAGATATTGTTGATAGGTGGTTGAGATACCATTGTAGTGGTTGATGCGCCATTATTATAAGGAAGCCAGGAGAGTGAATCTGTGGCAACAGCTGTGGATGTAACCCCTCCAATTAACACAACAGGATTAGTACCATCAGGGGACCAAGTATAACTATTAGACAAAGCCCCCGCGATAACACCCGTGGAAGATGCGGCGATTGGAGAGTTATAAATATTAACATCCCAGTTACCAGTAACACCAGGAGGTGCAGAGATATTAAAGGTCTGATTATACTTATAGACGATAGTTGGGATATCTGATGTATCAGGGTAACCAAGAGAATGTACAGGACTATCGTGAAATGGATCAACAGCGATTGTGAGCCAATCGAGGCCCCCTGGCGTGAGGGCATGCGCATTCTCAAGTTTTGAAAGCAAAGTTTCAACACGTCGAGAATCCCTTTTAGACATTGAAGTAGAATTGGTAGTAACAAAAGAATGCTAGTAAACAATAAGTGAAATCAAAGAAATTAATTTCAACATCCGTTGAACACATGTCATTGAACGGATATGCCAAAGGGAGGTGTTGCAGACACCAAGTTATCTTTAACGTCTAAAAACTTCTCAAGACATAAGTGAATTAGTAGATACTTCCACTCCCAACGTGATTTTCATCACCTAAAGTGATCCAATGACTAGGGAAAACAAAGCTAGAGAATTCTTCCTCACGGCCAAGTAGGTTATAGCCAAAGGCAAAAGCTACTTGCTCAGCAATGTTAATACAATTGGAAGGTGTACTAACCCCCTTTAGGGCATATGGCAAATCATTGCCGACATCCATATCACTCCTATACCCATAAGAAATGATTTTCTTACATAAAGACTCTACCATTGGAACACCCCTATTGCCCTGTAAAATGGCAATAGCGACTGTTGTCATGTACTCGCGACCCAAAATTGTAGTAGGGTCTCGTTTGCACATTAAAAGAGTCGAAAGGGTCTTCAAAGGATCCTTAATCATGTACGGGACATCCCCGTAGAAGATAGGAGCACACTGGCAGAATCTAATGTCAGCAAAGGTGGAAGCCTCTCTCTCAAACTTCAACTCGTGCCCACAACGGGTGAAGAAAGAGAGGAGAGCCTCCTTAATTTTAACAAGGTCGCATTCTTCAAAGAAAAGTAGACAATCATCACCATCATCATAGATGCGATAATGAAAGTCTTCAAGACAAGCGGTGATCAACAGAAACATGAGAATACAATTCCCAAGTGCTGTATTAGGGTCACCGCTCATTCTTAAACCCTTTGTCCTATATGAGCCCTTATCGAATTTCCCAAAATTATAACGATGGAAATCAGATAATGCCTTGGGATAACCCAATTGCTCATATAAGGAGAGCTCACAATCCAGCAACTCACTGGTAACATGCACATCGAAACGAGAACAGTCGATCCCCAAACAAAAAGGTTTCTTAAACAAACCCCATATTTTGAAGATATCTGATCCCCTTTCTGCAAGATTGCGGCCCTTAGCAAAGACGTAAATTCCATCTGCTGGTTCAGCAAATAACAAATGCTCAATGGGCTTAAGATACTTAAAAGCGAGTATGTTAAACTCTCTACAACGTGCTTGAATGATACGGGGGTCTGGATTTGCTGGCAACTTACTACAGTCAGTACGTTCAATCTTGACAAAAGATTGCACTTCACCCAACTTAGGAGTGTCATACCAGAAGACCATATCTTTGAAGACTCGTTCATAGAGGCGCCTGCGGAGACCTGTATAACTCTGGAAGTGTTCTCCATCCTCCATTGTATAAAGTCCTGGCAAAAGCTTGGCAAGCAACTCTGGAACTTTAGACAGTACTTTTTGTATTGCCACTGGGTCAGGTAACGGCATTGCTGCCAAAACCCTATTTCGTAGTCCGAGTAGTTGATTGCAGGGGCACATTGAGAAGAAGAAATATTCCCTGTCAGGGCACCCCATCGTGTAGCTATAGCCTTGGTACCTCCCACAATAAGGGTGGTGCTTGTTCGGCTCAACATAAAGCTTAATGCTGTTCCTAACACTGAGAGGCTTAAAAGGGTAACCAAACCTACACTTGTGTGGCACCCTCCAACAAAATCCGACCAAACTGAATCAGTAGCAGGGATCTCACTCCAGCCCTTGTTCCTCTCACAAAGAACAAGTGCCATCGTATCATCAATCATTCTACACCTATCCGAATCAATCTTCAAATGTTGGACCTCACCCTGCAACTTAGATTTAAGAGACTTAAGGCCATCAGCAGTCCAGGGTGTGGTTGTCATATGATGAATTGCTGCCTCATGCATAAGTGAATTGTACAGTAATGGATCAGTTCCAGGGACATAGTTAATAAAGTATGGCGCTTTAGCAATCTTAGTGTACCTCACATTGGTGAGCGAGACGTAATTATCATCTTTAAGATGTTTTAAGGCCATAGAGCCGAACAATTTCAGTTTAAGAAGAGCTCGCTGCTCCCAAGTGTGCTTAAGGAAATTAAACCCTAAACCACTGAGAAAGCCGAGTGAAGATCCAACAAGTGCACCTTTTAACCCGAAACGAGATCCCGCAATGCCACCAGCAAATCCATAGGCATAAGGGAGTCCAGTTATGAACTTGCTTTTAGCTTCAAGAACTTGTGTGACCTCAGTACTAATACTTATGCGGGGAACATCAGAGACCATCCTCTGTGCTGCTTCCATATGTGAAATTTGACTACTTAATGAAGTAATCTGGGCTCTAAGCAGGTCCAGCTCAGATTGAGGTGGGGTTGCAATAGGCGGTAACTCATCTTTGCTAGGAGACGGGTGAGCCACAGCCGGTCTATCTGTTAAATGGCTGGCTTGGGACTCTACAGCATCTGCTTGCTGCTTTACCGGCACACCTGAGTTATTAGCCACAGGTGATGCTGGTGCGTTGCCTCCACCTTGATTAACTCTAGGAGGCTCGGACTCAGGTTGCTGGTTCTGTGGGCGTTCGCCATCAATGTCAGTGCGATCGCCACTAGCAACCCTGGAGCTTTCACTATTAGCCCCAGCAGTTGCTTCAGAAGCAGCAGTCTCATTGCTTGGGCTCATTGGAGAGTCCTTCTTGGCAATTATAGGGCGAGACTTGCCCTGCACGACATCCTTACGAATATGGAGGTCTTCGGCAAACAACAAAGTTTGCGCTCCGACCCTCATTATAGGGTCACAATCTGACACACCGACAATAGAGTGTTCATAAGGGATCTTATTCCCTTTAACCGAGCATTTAACTCTATGGCCGGTAAGATACTCATAACTATACTCGTCACAAGTAACCTTAGTTCCGACTGCCCCCTTCTCAATGATATCCAAATTAATAACATAAACTTTACTAGCGATCTTGACGAGTCTGCGTAACTCAGCGAGAGTCAGGTAATAATGTGAGTTATTTAACACCATAATACAATCCTTATATTTATTAATACAAGTGCATGATCTAACGGTGTGATTACAATACTTATCATTAGCTGGTCCAGCCTTCAAAATCTTGGATAAATCGTTGGGAAGAATGTTAGGTGACATACAGTGACTATTTGCCCCAAGAAGTAACTTGGAGACTAAAGGGTCACCGCCCACGTCAACTATAAGAGCATCAGGATGTAACACTCGAACATAAGCCTGGAGAGAATATCTACCAAGCCTAAGATTGGGGTGCTTAGTCTTGCTCTTAACAAGTTCATCAGGAAGCTTAAATTTATAAGCAGTCATGAAGTCAGTGGGATTTTTGAAAGTTTGGGAAACCTTATTAGGGCTTGCCATTGTGGTGCGAAGTGAAATTGGCAACACGGGATGATACA